ACCATCATCATCAAGAAAATGCTCATTTAACGATAGGTCATCATTAATTTTAAAACCTGTCGAAGAAACAATACCACCAGCAGAAGAATTATGTCCAGAGTGTGGATTAAAAAACGCATTATTAAAACTAAGTGTATATTTTAATCCTTCATTTAGTGTTGGTGTGATATACTTATACATTCTAACAGTTGTAACATTACTTAAAATAGATGAATCTGTACTATCAATTAATGTTGATAAAGCTGAGTGTCTATACATACCAGTAAAATTCTCCAATGTATCGTTGTTGTAAGTTGTGATTGAGTTTAACACATTTGCTTCAAGTGTTGACAATGCAAGTGTAGATACACTTGAATTATATTTAAAGGATGTAGCAAGTGTTATGAAAGTTGTTTCTGGATCAATTATAACAGGAGTAACTGAAGCGACAGCATACGATTTAAGACTTTGTACAATACTTGTTTTAGTGGTAGTTGTTAAATTACTTCCTGATTTAGCTTTAATAGAAATATAAACTTTACCAAACGCAACAGGTTCAGCATCTTCACCACCGTAAACTTGAACTGATTGAGCATTTGCATATAAACTTTTAACGAGAACTTTATAATCTTCAGCAGTTACGGCACGATCTTGTGCTGTGTAATCTCTCGGTGCATTGTATTTAATTGAACTGATTGACTCTTGATCTGAACCACCAGCTGCACCACTATTTGTAGTAATAGTTACATTAGCAAATCCATCAAGTGTTCCTGATAATGTAAAACTACTAGCACCATTTGCTGCGTCTGTATTACAAACAATGTAATCTAATATGACAATATTACCATCAGCAACTGCTCTACCTAAAACACCATCACCAAAATAAACTTCGTATCTTCCATCTTCTACTTCTTGTAAAAAATAAACTTTAGAAGTAGAATCTAAAGCAGTAATTCCGTTAGCAAGTGAATATGTATTTGTAATTGAATCAGATGATGAGTTTTGAATTTTAACTGTTAGCGTTGTTGTGTCAACATTATCATTTGGTATTAAAAATCTTTGGTCAATATCAGTTGTGTTAGCAGTATATTTAAAATTTAAAAGTGAACCTTCTTTAAGTTCAACATTACTAAAAGTATAAACACCATCACCAGGAATAACACTAATATCAGCATTATTAACAAAGGTATATGATTGCCCATTCACACTTGAAGTAAACTTAGTACCTCTTGACATTGTAATAGAAGAACCAACTCCATTATTTACAACTACATTAATATTTGCAGTAGAGCATGTGGCACTTGTTGGTGTGTATCCTACTTGCTTTGCTAAAGATACAACACTTGATCTTAAATCAGCACTATCAAGATACATTTCATTTGCTAACATATTAGCATTGTATCCAAGATAGTGTGTGTTATATGATAGAACATCTAGAAGAACTGACATACCAGATCCTTCAAAGTTATAATCTCTAAATTCATCCTGTTGAGATAAGAATGTTTTAAGATTATCTTTTATTGTATCAAAATCTAATTCTGATATATCTAATTTAGTTGCCATATTATCTTAGTCTTTCTAAAAATGATTCTACCTGCACAGGTTCTGTATGATTAACTACATAAAAAGATATTGTACAGGTATATGCATTTCTATCGAAGTTTGGTTGTGTATTTACTTGAACCAATCTTGCTCTCGGTTCATAATTTTTAAGTAGTAGTTCTACTTCTTTTGAAATAGCGTGTGTCATTTGAGGAGTAATATTTTCAAATAACATTGCCCTCAAATTAGATCCAATCTCTGGATGAAAAGGTTTCTCATAGTGATTTGTGTTAATCAAGTTCCGCACACTTCTTTTGACTGCTTCAATGTCTGTAATTTTAGTTATGTCTTTTGTAGCAATATTTGCTTGAAAGTCTAAGTTTAAATCTTTATAGACTCTTTCGCTTCTTTTACTCTCGTTACTTTGTGTGGCGTCATATCTTGACATTCGTAATCTCTCCTATTAGAATATTTATACCGATTGTTTAACCCCCAGCAAATACATTACCTGACCCTGCAGCTACGGATGTACATCCTGTTATTCCATCACCAACTCGACCACACCCTAAAGTATTTACGAATACACTACCAGAACCAGTTGCGATAGGTGCAGAGTGAGAAGGACAAGGAACACCAGGTAGTAAGTGTCCTGTATTATTATCACTTTGTCTTGATACTGCTATTCCATTTGCAAAAACATTACCAGAACCTTGTGCTCTCGTCATGCCGCTACAATGAGCGACATCAGCATCTCCAATTCTAGTTACTGCCGGCATTAGTTTCTCTTTTCATTAACTCTTTTAATTTAGAATCAAAAGTTTCTATGTATTCGTGATCTTCTTCACTATGAGGAGAACTCGGATACTCTGGTTTAAAACTAATCACATTATCAAATTTATCAGGTATGTTATTGTAGTCAGAAAATTCTAGTAAAGAAGTTCCTACCTTGACGATAAATTGACCTTTCATTATTTCTTCTTAGATGTTTTCTTCTTTTTCTTTTTAGATACTTTTTTCTTAACTACTTTTTTAGGAGTTGGAAAAAAGATTTCTTGTATAAACTTAAACATAATAATTTCCTTTATTTTTTACTTTTCTTTTTTTTCTTTTTCTTAGTGGACTTTGGCACAACAAGTTCAACAATTTTTTCTATGATAACTTCATCTTCTTTTCTTGCCATTTTCACAGCTTCATTTTCTACATTATTTGATGACATACCAGGAGGACAAGGCACAACACCTTCGTCAACTAATCTTTGTCGGTTTATCATATGTTGTTCAGTAGTAGCGTCTTTACTTCCACCAGAATAGTGTACAGCGTGGCCTTCTGCTACTAGAACATCAGCACAAACTTTACTACCATCTTCTGTTAAAAAATTACCGAGAATACGACCGAACTTGCCTTTCATATTTTCGCCATTTTTACTTACCTGTGTCTGTAAGATTGCGTTAGCACCTAAAAGAGAATTTAATCTCTCTTTTGCTTTTAGACCGAATATCTTTTCGACTTTATCACTAGTTCTTGATTCAGGTGTATCGATACCCATAATACGGACTCTTTCATCTCTTAACCAACAACCGAATCCTAAGTCAATATCTACATCAACCGTATCGCCATCAACAACCTTAACTATTTTGCATTTGTACTCATACATATTTTTGATTCCTTGAAAATACTTTATAAACTATTTATAAGACTGCTTTACAAATAGCCTAAAATAGTGTATAATAATAGTATGAGTGAAGAAGAACTAATTATGTTAGAGGCACAAGTGGATATGGCAGATATCATCTCGAAGAATCCAGGTAGAGAGTTAGAAACCGTTTCTATGTGTTTTAAAGTGATTGTTGATTCGTATGTTGCCATGTTGGGTGAAGAAGATACCGTAAAATTTCTGAAAGTTGCCGTTGATTCGGTAAAAAACGGATATCACACCGCAAATGCAGAAAATATACCGAAAAATCAACTAAATTAGACTTAAAATTTTGCAGTTTTCTTAGATTTTTCTAAGTTGTTGATTTTATTGACTTTATATTAGAACAAAATGAGTACAAATAAAGGGATTTTGGGAAAAAGCGGGTATTTTGCCCGAAAACCCTTGAATCTACCGTAGAATAGTGTATAATAAAGACATAACAACAAAGAAAAGGTAATAAAAATGACTAAATTAAATCAAAGAAAAAGAAATGCAATTTTAAAAGATATCGAATCTAAAAAAATAGTAGATTCAGTAAATGTGAGTGATAAAATTATTAAACAATTTAAATTATTAGAAACTTCAGAAGAAAAAATTGATTTTTTACAATCTAATAGAGAATTATTAAAATCAACTAATGTTGATAAATTGATTGAAAACTTAAAATCTAAAAAAGACATTTTTAAAGATATCAAAAAAAATAATGTGCAAATAATCAAATCTGATGTCACCATAAATGATATGAAAAATAATGTAAAAATGATAGAATCAGTTGATACTAGTAAATTCTTAGAAAATAATAAAATTACAAAATGTAAATTTTCTATTGATGACGCTGTCAAGTTTCAAAGACAGACGATCAAACCTAGAAATAAGTTTTATCAAAAATCAACTTCAATGATGAGTAGATATGAAAATTTTTATAGAGTTAGTGCCGTTGATAGACATATTCGCAAATTTAGAAAAGTTGAGATAGATTCTAATAACTAAAAAAATGAGTAAAATCAACAACTTATCAATATATTTGTCTGAAAGTTTTTTAGTCGTTACTTTTAGACGAATCAGACTTGCCCGAAAGATGTTTTGTCTTTCGTTTTTCGCAGTTTTCTGCGATTTTTTAACTTTCGGGCAAGTCATTGATTCTAAACGAAAGAAAGTGCTTGAAAGTACCGAAAAACTAGTGTATAATATACATATTAACAACAAAAAACAGAAAGAATCATTATGAATAACAACAAACTACATCAAGAACTAAAATCAAAAGAAAAAGTGAAAATCGATAATTTCGAATACAAGTCTTTTTCAGAAATTTCAAAAGAATTTCAAAATTGTAAAGATGTTTTCGCTAAACTAGATTATGCTAAACAACTAAAAAAAGATGCCTACGATTATGTCTTAGATTTAGATTTAGATAAACTGATTATCAGACTACAAAACCAAATAGTAATTAATTATTAACAACAAAAAGAAAGAAGAAAAACTATGACTAATACATATGATACAAATACAAATATACAATCTACCATGAGTGAGATAAAAGACCTCATGCAAAAATACAATGCTTGCCTTGCCGGGCAACTTGATGGTGATGAAAACACCTATGCTGATAAGGCAGTCGAAGCTGCTGAAACAATCGGTTTGACAGAAGAAGATGTTATGGAAATGACTACAACAACAATATGGTATTAATATAAGGAGAATACATTATGAAACCTATTACTAACTTACGAACTGCTATGATGGCAATATCTCAATTAAAAAGTGAAGATATGAAATATGCCATTGACGCTATTAAAGATAGACAAAGAGAACTGAACACGATTGCTGGCGCTGCCGCAAGAAGAACTTACATGATAGGGTCAGAAGTGAGAGTCAACGGTTCAAGAGAAACCTTTTTAGCTACTGTCGAAAAGATCAACAGAACTAAATGTGTCGTGAAAAAAAACTCTACTGGCACTTTATATAGTGTACCAATGTCAATGTTAAAGGAGATTGCATAATATGATGTCACCAAATCAAAACTTCGTAACTGCTATTATATCACAAGCTATCGAGGATGCTAGATATACTGGTCTTAGTAAAAAGTATTTAAAACACAAAGTTGAGGCACTTGACTGGATTCTGAAAAAAGATGAAATGTTTGAATACTATTGTAAACTTCTAGATATCGATCCTGATTGGGTCGGCGATCAGATTAGACAGACAACTAATTTGAATATCACTAGATCACAAAATAAACAAATAAGTGAAACGAAATAATGAAAAACGAAACTAAACTAATAACAATTCTAAAGTGGTTAGGAACCTTCGCTGTAATACTCGGAGTGTTTCTTGCTGCTATTGATATTCACCCATTGAGTTCCTTTACCCTAATGACTGCTTCAGCATTATGGTTTAGTGTGGGTATATCCTGGAAAGAATATGCAATCGTAACCACGAATGTATGCACCTTTTCTTCCAGTGTTATCGGACTATTAATTTATTATGTATAAGGAGAGAATAATATGAACTATGAAGAACTACAAAACAAGGTTAATAAAATATTGACCGAGGCAGAAGTTGCCATGGAAAATGAAATTGAAACTTTCAATGAAACAAATGATGAGGATTTAGAAGTTAATACAACCGATCTAGGTTATAAATTTACTGAACTCAAAGATTATGTGGAGGATTATACATAATATGGAAAAACTATTATTTACATTACCAACAAAAGAAATGATTGATATAGGTCAATCAGTTGCTGAAATTGCAAATTCTTATGAGAATGGTCACTTCACAGATGAATCGTTAACAAACTTTTTATATCAAGAAACTTTAAATATGAATGAGAGTGAATTTGATAACTATGAAATGGCTCATCTTGCTAGACAATATGTTAATGAAGATGTGATTTCTTCATTTGATGAAGAAGAAGAAAATATAAAATATGAAAGAGAACTAGAAGGAGAATATAATGAAAGACAGTTTACATAAATTTAAAGAAGGTCAATATATCTTAGAATTAAAAAGATACATTGATAGTACTTACGGCCAACACTATAGTAATAAGTCTGGTCTACAAGTACAAGAGATTCTAAAAGACTTAGAGATTGGCAAAGAGTTTTGTCAAGGTAATGCAATTAAGTACCTGATGAGGTATGGCAAGAAGAAAGGTTACAATCGTGCTGATTTATTAAAGACATTACACTATACCGTTCTTATGTTATTCTACCATGA